GGAGAGGTAAGCGGGTCTGATACTAATATTTCTATGAAGGCTTTGATTAGTTCTGTAAGTGGATCGACTTATGAAGGAACGAGCCAAACAACGGATTTAAAAATTATTTTTGGTAATAAAGAATTAGGAAGTTATTATCCAAAAGTAAAAGATAGGATTCAATACGCAGAAGATGGAGTAAACAAAGTTGCAAGAATAATTAGTGTGAATACATCTAGGGGAAATAGTCCTATACTTCATACAGCGATAGTGAGGCCACAATAATGGCAAAAGCTACAAAACAATTAAAACAATTAGAAGTAGAACTTACGAATGTTACTGCTGCGATTGTAAATGAAGGCATGGGAGGTGCAGCAGAAAGAACAGTAAGGACATTGCAACTTCTTGGACCATCATGGACAGGTTTATATTCAAATTCATGGCAAATAGAAATATCAGGCAAAAAATCTACAGGAACTCGTAGAAGAGGTGAAGCTAAACCTATAAAAAGTCCAAAAATTAATGCAAGAAATTTAAGAGGGACTAAATCAGCTAAATGTTCAATAGTTAATTTAGCTAGAAGTAGAGGTTATGCACAAGATGAAAGATTAGGTAGGTTTAGAAGAGGAAAAGCTGGAGGTAAAAATATAGGAGATCAACCTTTAACACAACAAGGTCGTAGGAGTTTGAGGTTTGAAGGCTCAGGAAGATTAAAAGAAGGTTATCGAGGAGATATTGGTGGTAGTCCTGGTGGTTTTTCTAGTGCTACTGCTCCATTAGATTGGTTTAAAACTTATACAGCTGGAGGAAGATTTCAAGCTGATGTTGCCTTAGAACTTAATAAAGCATTAAAGAAAGTAAAATCAAGGAGTAAATTTATAAAATGAACTATCAAGGAATTAGATCGAAGTTTGAAGCACCTATAAAAACTGCTTATGCAGCATTAAGTCCTGCCGTACCAGTGTTTTTTGATAATTTTGGTGATGTAACATCGGATGCTGACAGCGAATTTGTTTATGTAAATGTTCAATTTGGATTAACAACTGAAGTTGGTTTAACTTCTTCATTGGATAATGTAAGAGGAATTATTACTGTTAGAGCTTTTGCAGAAAAGGATAAAGGGCCAGCTAGAAGTCAAACATTAATTAATACAGCCTTTACAGCTATTGAAACAATAAATAATACTGGACAACCTACAAGCGGTATTCATGTAAGAACTGGAGAAGTAACTGGGCCTAGTTTTGAAGATGATAGACCTTTCTTTGTATCAACAATCGAAACAAATTTTCAAGCTACAGTAATTTCTTGAATTATTGTTTAAATTTAGGCTATCCTATAGACATATCGGGTAGTACCCGTATGTTCAAACCTTAGAATTATTAATCATGGCTACAGTTCTATCGGG